CCCATCTACGATTTGTGATGTAGTACATCAAGGTAAAAAAAGAAATGGTAGAATAATACGTAATCGATGTCAGTTTAGTTACTACTGTGATGGTAAAGAAGAAAGAATAAAAGATTATACATCTTTACTTGAAGTATTAGATGTAGCATCTTTAGTATTAGAAGGTGTGCTTCTGGAGAGAACTCAAGGAGCTACACACTATCATGCTTACTATGTTAAACCTAGATGGGCTATTAAAACAAAGAGGTTTAAGAACTTGGGTAGGGTAGGAGCGCATATCTTTTATCTTGACAAAGGTAATCAATAGGAGTATACTATGTATCATCCATTAGAGATTAAAGTATTACATAAACACATCGAAACACTTAAGAAGCAGTTAGATGAAAGAGATGCTACTATTAAAAAACTACGAGAAGAACTTGGTAGGTCTGGTAAAACAAAATGGGTAGAAGATAATGATTAAAAATTTATGGGAACAAGAAAGAAAATCTTTGTTATACTCTAAGATTAAAGAGTACGAAGAAGAGGGCTATGATCGATCTGAAGCTAAGTCTTTAGCTAAGAAAGAAGTTGATGAGATCATGTCGGATAAAGAAGGTTTTGTTTCAGAGATATGGGATAGTTCGTATGAAGAATAGTAGATGGGAATTAGTTCTTGAAAAAGAAATGAGTAAGGTTACTATACAAACTTTTAGTAGTAAAAAATTAGCTGAAGAGGAAAGAGAGAATAGAAACAGGTTGTGTGTTGCTATGGGATATACACCTGATGTAAAATATATTATAAGAAAGGTATGATCATGTCTAATGTTACCCCTACAATGGGTGACTGTCCTGCATGTGGTAGTAGTGATGCTAATGCTACATATCCTGATGACGGTCATTCATGGTGTTATAGTTGTCAAACCTATACAAGTGGAGATAAATCTATGCAACAAACTAAAGTTATTCCAATGAGTAATCCTGCTACTTCTGAGTTAAAAAGTGTTGGACAGGTAGCTGATATACCTGACCGTAAGATTAAACAAGAGACTGCAAGAAAGTATAATACACAAGTGATGCAATCAGGTAACATGATTACGCATCATATTTACCAGTACTTTGATAAGGATGGTAATCACATAGCCAATAAGGTACGTGAGGTACAAGGTAAAAAGTTCTGGTCTGAAGGTAATCTTGCTGGCTCTGGATTATTTGGTGAACATATCTTTGGTAGGCCGGGTAAATATATTACTGTATGTGAAGGTGAGATAGATGCTATGTCTGCCTATGAGATGCTTGGTTCTAAGTGGCCTGTTGTATCTATCAAGAATGGTGCAGCATCAGCACTAGAAAACTGTCGTAGATCTTTTGAGTATCTCAATCAGTTTGAGAATGTTGTCTTATGTTTTGATAATGATAAGCCGGGAAAGGAAGCAGCACTTAAGGTAGCTGAGTTGTTTGATCCTAACAAATGTAAGATCATAGAGTTAGATTTAAAAGATGCTAATGAATATCTTAAGACTAATCAACGTAAGAAGTTTAGTGATGATTGGTGGAATGCTAGGACATTTACACCAGCAGGTATCGTAAACCTAGCTGACCTTGGTACATCTCTATACGATGAGAAGTATTGTGAGACAGTATTATATCCTTGGCAGGGACTTAATGACAAGACCTATGGTATGCGTACTGGTGAGCTAGTAACCTTTACCAGTGGTGCTGGCATGGGTAAGTCTAGTATCATACGTGAGCTTATGCATCATATCATGAGGGTTAGTAAGGATAACATTGGTGTCTTAGCTATGGAGGAAAGCATTAGGAATACAGCCTTCAATCTTATGAGTGTAGAAGCTGATGCTCGATTGTATATCAAAGAGATTCGGGATAAGTTTACCAGAGAACAGCTTACTGATTGGCAGGAAAAGACTATAGGCACTGGCAGGTTCTTCGCTTTCGATCACTTTGGGTCTATCTCTAACGATGAGATACTAGGTAGGGTTAGGTACATGGCTAGTGGATTAGGATGTAAGTGGGTGATACTTGATCACTTATCTATACTAGTGTCAGGTCAGGAGGATAATGGTGATGAACGTAAGTCTATTGACATTCTAATGACTAAGTTACGATCACTAGTTGAAGCTACAGGTATAGGCTTACTACTTGTCAGTCACTTACGTAGACCATCAGGTGATAGAGGTCATGAGGATGGGCGTGAGGTATCTCTGTCGCATCTTAGAGGATCAGCATCTATTGCTCACCTATCTGATAGTGTCATAGCTTTAGAGCGTAACCAACAAGCTGACGATGAGATAGAAGCTAATACTACTACCCTACGTATACTTAAGAATAGATATACTGGTGACACTGGTATATGTACGCACTTGCATTATGATAAAGAAACTGGTAGAATGACAGAAATTAATAACCCATTTGAAGCTGAAGAAGATACAGACGTTCAACTTTAATTAGGATAATACTATGGTAACAGCAGTCGTTGATATTGAAACTGATAGATTAAATGCTACTCAAATACATTGTATCGTAGCTTGTGAATATGAAACGGGTAAAGAAAAAGTATGGATACAAGATGAGTGTTCTCAGTTTTCAGTATGGTCTAAGAAGATTGATACTTTTATTATGCATAATGGTGTAAGCTTTGATGCACCAATACTTAATCGATTAACAGGATCAGAGATAAAGCTATCTCAAGTAAGGGATACTCTAATAGAGTCTCAACTTTACAATCCTACCAGAGATAAAGGACATTCGTTATCAGCATGGGGTGAACGATTAGGTTTTCCTAAAGGAGATCATACTGACTTTGAATACTATTCTCCTGAGATGTTAGAGTATTGTAAACAAGATGTACGTGTTACCAGAAAAGTAGCTCAAGAGTTATCTAAAGAAGGTGATAAGTTCTCATCTAAATCATACATCTTAGAAAGAAAAGTAAGAGCTATTGTAGATCAGCAAGAGAGTAATGGCTTCTCATTTAATTTACGTGAAGCTATGTCATTTCTTGCTACCTTAGAAGAAGAAGAACAATCTCTTAAAGATCAAGCTCAAGAAATGTTCGAACCTACTGAAGTAAAGCTAAAGACTAAGACTAAGTACATACCATTTAACATTGGTTCTCGTAAACAAATAGCTGAGAGATTGATGGAACTTGGTTGGGAACCTACTAATTATACAGAAAAAGGTAATATAATAGTTAATGAAGATGTATTATCTAAGATTGATATGCCAGAAGCTGAGATGTTTAGTCGATACTTTCTACTACAGAAACGTACTGGCTTAATCAAAGCTTGGATCGAAGCATGTCAGGAAGACAACAGAGTTAGAGGTAGAGTAATGACCCTTCGCACCGTGACAGGCAGGATGGCACATAACTCTCCGAATATGGCTCAAGTTCCAGCAGTCTACTCACCTTATGGTAAAGAATGTAGATCGTTGTGGACTGTCTCTAATCCAGATACACACACCTTGATTGGAACTGATGCATCTGGGTTAGAGCTACGTTGTCTTGCTCATTATATGGATGATCCTGACTTCACCAATGAAGTTCTTAATGGTGATGTACATACAGCTAACATGAAAGCTGCTGGCCTTACAGATCGTGATCAAGCTAAGACATTCATCTATGCTTTTCTTTATGGTGCTGGTCCTGCTAAGATAGGTAAGGTAGTTGGTGGTTCCTCTAAAGAAGGACAGCAACTCATTACTAAGTTCTTATCTAATATGCCCAAGCTTAAAAAGCTAAGAGATAATGTAGCTAAGTGGTCTAAGGATGGCACTATACCTGCTCTTGATGGTAGACTACTACACATTAGATCAGAACATGCAGCAGTTAATACTTTACTGCAAGGTGCAGGTGCTATCATATGTAAGCAATGGCTTGTACATATTACTGAACGTATACGTAAGTCAGGTGTTGATGCTAAGTTAGTTGCATCTATACATGATGAATACCAATTCGAAGTGGCTAAGAAAGATGCTCAAAGGTTTGGGCAAATTACTAAAGATGCAATGCAAGAGACAGAGAAAACATTAAAGGTTAAATGTCCTTTGGATTGTGAATTTAAAATTGGTAAAACATGGAGTGAGACACATTGATATGGCTTATGATAAAGAATATCAGAAAGAATATGTTAAAAAAAATAGAGAAAAATTAAATGAATATGCAAGGGAGTATTACAAAAATAATAAAGAATATCATAAAGAATACCAAAAAGAATATGGTAAAAAAAATAGAGAAAAATTAAATGAGTATGGAAGAGAGA